AAAAGCTAAAGGAAATTCATTTTTAATTACTTCTGCGGTTACAGTAGTTCCTAAAACTGTAAAATTAATTGTTTCACTATCAATAAATGTATAACTTATTCCCTCTAATGGCAACCAATCTAAAAAAGCTACATTATAATAAAAATGACTATTTATCCCAGGAGTTGTATTATACCAAATCATTTGTGTATTAATAGGTGGATTTACACCTGCATGTATTGCTTTTACTAACCCAAGATTTTTTGTTATTTGTGTCATTTTATATTACTTTTTGAATATATAACTGAGTTATCCACGGTTGCATAACTTCTAATCCAACAGGAGTAGTCTGGCCTCCTCCATCATTTGTATTTCCAGAAACGGGATGGGTGTGTGCTCCTTCGGGTGATACAGAAGATGGTATAACTGCTACTGTCGATCTGTCCATAGTATCATCTAAAGAAATAACATATCCTTGATCCGTACCAGCAAATGATTCATCCCATACTGTATTATTTAATGAATGAGAATGAAGCGAACCAGCTCCAGATGTAATAGAAATAGCATGATTATGTAATGGAAGATTTGTACTGCCTATTGTACTTGTTTTTGCCCCTCCCGTATTATCCACTTCATCATATTCTGGATCATCTAAATCGACACCTATTATTACTCTTCCTTTTAAATTTTTAGTAACAATTCCAGCTTGCGTTGCTCCGTTACATAATGCCCACCCCAATACATCACCAGTTATTCCTAATCCTGTATTATCAAAATTATCAATAGATCCAGCATAAGCAACTATAGTGCCAACAGGAACTCCATTCATTTCATTTGAAATTGACAACCACCAATTAGTTCCATCATAAGTAAATATCATTACTAAACCAGAACGTTGTATTCTCTGATTTTGAGTTATGAAATATTGATCTTTTAGTTCAATTTCACGTACAAGTGTGTAACTTGATGTATTTACGTAATCAGTTACTATTTTTAAAGTATTGCCATTTAAATCAAAAACACCTTCTATTTGAACAATAAATCTATTACCATTAATACAAGCAGTATCATCAGATCTTATTTTTGACAAGTTAATGTACATATCATTGCTTAATGTTAAACTAGTAAATGTTAAAATTTGATGTTGTTTGTTTGTGCCAACAACTAAATCAACTACAGGTACGGCATTAGTCATAGCTCTATGTTCTATGCCGTAAATATCACCAGTTATTAATTCACCAAACAAGATATTCCAATTTGATGCATGGGGAACTAATTCGCAAAATCCTAATGTTGCAGATCCGTTATAAGGTTTTAATTCCCTATCAATAGGATTGGCATTTAAAACTCCAAATTCGTCAAACGAAAGTTCTGAATAATAACCTATAGCATCATTAGGAAATACTTGCCATCCTGTATATTGTTTTATATTTTTATATCTATAAGTTAAATTATATTTATATGCAGTTTCAGAATTATAAATTCTCAAATATATTTTGCCTACAGAATAATGAATAGGAAATAAAAATCTTTGTTCTATTTTTTCATTAATACCAATTGCAGAATCATAATTTGCTCTTATTTCTATTTCTTCAACATTAGGAACTATATGTATTTCATTAAGATCACCAGTAACATCAAAATCATCATAATTTAAGTAATCCAGTTTAATATTTAATTGGGTTCCCGATTTTACACTAGATGTTATAATAAAATATTTACCTGTTTTTGTATAAAGTCTCCATCCATTAAACATTCCATTTACGAAATCGGTAATTACATTTTCTTTAAGTATTCCACCCAATCCTGAATTTATTGTTACCATGTTTCTGGATGTATCAACAGACCAGTTTGTAGATCTGTATCCCCATGATATATTTACCTCATTTAAATTACGAGGTGTAGTTGCTAAATCCCATTTAACTGATTCTATGCCAATAATTGGATTTGCCAATATAGTCATTAAATATAATTCATATTCTGCTTTTGTTTCCCAAAATTCAGTTCTTTTGTCCTGTAATTCTATTGTTGCACCAACAGTCCTTGCTCTTGCAATATAGAATTCTTCGTTATCTGTTTTGGCAGGTGGTATATTTACGGAACTTTCAGATACGACAGTAATTTCTACATTATCATATTCATATATTAATTTATTATTACTTGAAGGGACAAATCCTGGAGTAAAACAACCGACAACAGCATATTGTAAATCTAATTCAGCAATAAAATCACCAGATAATATTGCTGAACCGTCTGTAATAACATCAACAACATCATATTCAAGTGTATTTAAAGTTGAATTAATAAATTTTATTTTAGTTGTAAAATTTGGTTGACCTCTCAAAACTTCAGTAAAATAAGTACCTGTACCGGTTAAATTACCATTAATATCTATAGATACCGTTCCGACTTCATAATTTACGCTATTATATTTTATTTTAATCCAATACCATAAATTTGTTTTTGGGATAGGAACTTCATAAATAGAATCAAGGGTTAAAATATTTGCATATTTATCAATTGCCCTACCAGGATTAATATTTAGTGATTGACCTGAAATTTCTGCAAGAAACGAATCTTGTGGTAACACAACCACTCCGCTTGGCAATGAATACCCTTTTATAATACCAAAAGAACTGGTATTTAACAAAAATTCCTGTTTAAAACCATCTGTTTCTAAGAATCGTTTTAAACGGTTTAATTCTTGTGATTCAAGAAATAAATCTTCAGATATTTTTAAATTACTCATATCACAAAATTAACATTATTTTTTTAATTTATTACAATTTATCATTCCACGACAACACGCTATTATATGGAATTAAATCTCTTCTAATGACATCATATATTTGAGAATACGTAAGTTTTGTATTTTGATTTTTAGCAAAAATTTCAATGACATTAAATGTGTTTAAAAATCCACAACTATGCGAATACCTTAATGGTCTTATTTTAAAATCCTGCAAATTAAACAATACACCTTCTGTTGATGAATTAACTTCAAGATATGGCATTATTTTAGTTATGGGTTGATCGCTAAATTTTAAATTAATACCATTCGATGTGTTTAAAAATTTTCCATTAGTTGTAATTTTTCTATGTTGTTTGCTAAATATTATTCCCCTTACAAAATAATATTGATTTGAAACATAAATTTGCAATCCATCTATAAAGGTATCCGATTCTACTTCATCATCTATTCTTAATAATTTATATTTATTATCATAGCAATCAAAAGCATGACATCTGAAATTAATAGTGCCACTAATACTGGGATCATCAATGTTTTTTTTTATTAAAAATGTCATTTCATAATCTAGTTCGGGATCTACCACAACCCCATAATCTTTTACGGTTGTTTCATTATAAAAATCTTCAAATCCTATACCTGTTTTTGTTCCAATATGTGAAACTAATTCAAAAACAGGCATATCAGATGGAGATAGTGATACATCTCCAAAAGTTAAATAATTTGACAAATCAATAATATCAGATTTTTCAAATCCTTTAATTAAATTTTTATCAAAACTGGTTCCCTTATACATAGGAGAACTATTACCCATATTCCACCCGATTTGTTCAGATGGTTTTAATGTCCATAAAAATTCATCACATTCATTAATTCCTAAAATACGTAGAATTTCACCATCAATTTGAGGATAAGTTTCGTCTTGTAGTATTTCAGATTTTCTCATAAAAGGTATTTTTGTACCCCTTTTATTTATTTCACTTAAATAATGGGATGAAATATATTGCAAATCTTCTAAACTTGTTTCATTTTCTGTAAAATGAACATTCATTTGTTGAAGATATTTTATTAATAATTCGCGATCCATATATAAGGAATTAAACCTCATCAAAAATGTCACAAACATTGCCATATATGTTGCAACTGCCGACCAGAATGCAATATAATCTTCATCTTCAACAGGAACGCCCCTTGTAATATATTCAGGAACAATCCCTGATTTATATAATTTTTTAAGTAAATTACTACACAATTGCATGGTAATAAAATTACCACAACTTAAACCTTTAAAAATAGAATTATCAACTACAGGGGAGGTGCATGCCGAAGGTGTTACATTTCCTATTATATCTATAGAAACAAATTCTAAATCGCCAGTATTATCAGAACCAGCCCTTTCATATCTGTATTGAATATAAATTATATTATTAACAATATTACCTTCAATTAACGAGATATTAGTATTTGTTAAATCTTCCCATTCAGTATAAAGCAATCCATCACAACTAACTCTGAATTTTCTATTAAAATACCTAGTTGCTGTTTCTCCAATTACAGAATCGGCATATAGTTCTAATTTAATATATGATCCCAAAACTGATAATTGGGTATCAACTATCAATACATCGCCTATTTCCGTTAATACATTTCCTGTAATCATTTTTCAAATTTACTTTTTTCTGGAAAATTATTTTGTAAAAATTCTTTTATTTCTTTTACGCATGCTTTGCTCGATATGTTTAAAAACATAAAATTATTATCATTTAATCTTGATCCATTTGAAGCATCCGTAATTCTTAATAAATCTGATGTTTCAATAATTCTATTTTTTGCTTTTATTGAATTAAAATATAAAGTATTTCCAACCATCCCGACACCTTCACCCCAGCAATATTGTAAAATAGTTTTGGGATATGATTTTTTATTATAAAGTGTTGGCATATGTGTTTCATAACAATTACCTTCAAATCCTTTTTGTTTTAATGCTAATATGGAATTTTTTATTCTTGCTTCCCACTTATTAATTGCTTCGTTTTTGTTTTGTTTGTTTGTAATATTATTGATAGGAGTATTATTTATTAAAGCATATTCAAAGAAACTTATATCAAAAGGTTTTATAGCAAAATAATCATCAGACATATTTAGGAAATTATCGGATAGATTTGCATCAAAACAAGGCATTATGAGTTTTAATATAAGATTTGCATCTTTGTTATGTTTGTAAGGATCATCACATTCAATATGATTTACGTTTTGCAACCATTCAGGCTTATAACCTATAATATAAATATTACCTAAATCTTGAAAGTTTTTTACAAATGAACGAATTGAATATTTCAATTCTTCATAATTATCCCATTGGGATTTTATACCTATTTTATAAACTATATCTATCTTCATGTTTATAATATATGGCCATTGCTTAAAAACAATGGCCATATGTTTTATATTAACTTGATGAAGAAGAAGATTCGTCTAATATTGTAACTGTCCAAACTTTAGAATTGGATCCATTTTCAGCTATTACCAATATTTCAACAGGATCGGTAAAATCAATAGTTTCTCCGGTAACTGGAACAGAAGAAGCACCTGAAGAAAGAGTAAATGTAGGAACTAAAGATGAAAGATCTGTTCCATATGGCATTTCAACTTCTATTGTATTTAAAGTTGAATTTATTACAGAACTACCAATTTGTGAAGGAACTGTAAATGTAACAATGTTAGCAGCATTTGATAATGGTTCTGCTGCTGCAACTGAAACTGAAACTGTCCATATTTTTGTATCTGTAGTGTTTTCAGCAGTTACAGTATATTTTACAGAACTTGTAAAATCCGTTTCTGCTGCTGATGCTGGTGATACCGTTGCTCCACTAGAAACAACAACAGTTGGAGTTAATGCTGATACGGTTGTCCCATAAGGCATTACAATACTGATTGTCCTTAATTCTGAATTTATAACAGAATCACCGATTTGATTGGTTATTTTAAATGAAATAATTTCAGCCAATCCAGTTAATACAACTGCAACTCCATCTATTTTAGCAGCTACCGTATCGCCTCCATTATTATTAAAAATACTAATTTCAGATAAAATATCTGTATCGGTAATTCTTTTACCTTCCTGGAAATTAAAAAATGTTCTACCTAAGTCTTCATCTCTCAATGAAGTGGTATATAACTTATTTTTTGTTACAGAAGAAATTTCATATTTTCCATCAGTCACAACAGCCAATCTGACAGAAACAATTTCAATGTCTAATGTAGTGTCGTGAATTACTAGGGTTTTTGTTTTGCTACTCATTTTTTTTGTTTTTTATATTATTAAAAACTATAAATTAATTCCCCATTTTCATTTATTGAAAAATCGGAGCCATATTCATACAAAATTAACAAATTTCCATTAATATCAATAGTACAATTTATTAATTTATCTTCCATTGCAATAATTAAATTACCTTCAAGGGCATAAACTGAGTTTTCTGTTTTTGGTTCATTGGTTATTTCGCCTTTATGAACAGTGCAAGCACTCCAAGTACCAACCATCCAATAGTAATTTATTTGCGACAAAACAATTAATCCCCCATTTGGGTCAATTGTTGTTGTAGTAGAAAATTGTATTGTCTTCTGTTGTGCCATTTTTATAAAGTTGCTAAAACGTCTGCTTGATACCAAAAATCAATTGTTGACGGATAATAAACCGGATTTAAAGTTCCGCTATGATTAGCTATAATACCGCCACTCATATCCAACATTTGAAATCCCCTAATACGAGGTAATTTGTATTTATTTACAGTGATGTCCACTGCTGGATAAAACATGTTATCAACAACATATTTAATCCCAGAGGTCTTTTTTACTATTTCAAGTAAGTTATCCCACTCTACTTTTTTATCCCATGTCCAATATCTATAATCTAATTCTTTATTTATATTTACTTGTACTCTTTTCCTGACATCATCAACATCATAGGAATTATCAATATCGCATCGAAATGAAACATCCACGGCTTGCCAATCCATGTTTCTCAATTCCACTCCAATATTGTTTACCCCATAAGGTTTTAATTCATTTAATGATAAATATTGTTCACTTTTAACAACTAATTCGTTTAATTCAACAGATGTTAAATCTACACCATTAACAGTTAAAATTCCTATAATTATTTTATTATCTTCTGAAAATCCATAATTAAAACATCTCAAAACAGATGGATTTATTTTATTAAATGCATGTTCAAGAAATGATAAAGTATGTCTTGCTATGAGGTTAATTTCTCTTTTTATCCTTTCTCTAAATAGAATATCATTTTCAACATCCTGACCACCAACACCAGGATATTCATTAATTACATATAAATGACCGGAAGGGATTGGTGTTACTTTATTTATTGTCAATGCATCTACGTTGCATGATAATCCTGTTGATTGACTTCTTACTTTTACATAAGAATATCCGAATGAAGGAATAGTAACGGTATTTTCCAAATCAAATACTATTCCTGAATTTCCAGTAAATGTATGTACACCTGCTACATATTGAGTACCGGGAGTAGCAAATATCCTTAAATATACAGAAGACCCCAAAGCACCTTGTCTTGGACTAACACCCTTTAATTGTGCTATTTCATCTAAATAAACACCGTATGCAGTATCGGGAAACAACCTTGATTCAACAACTGCAATGTCTTTAATAGTCTTTTGAGCAATCTTAGCAATTCCATAACTTATACCATTAAGTACCGAAGAATCTGACACTTTGGTGACATTGTTTGTTTTATTTAATAAAGTCTCAAGGAAAATTTGCTGAAGATCCTCAATGGGTATAATTTTGGTAATCATTTTTTATTTTTTATATAATTAAACAATTGCATTTTGTTGTATTACCATCTGATATTTTGTATCAACTGTATATTTAAGTCTAAAAGAATCATCTATTAATTCAATATCGGTAACTGAAAAATTAATAAAAAGATCATCTGTTGAAAAGTTCTTTGTTATTTCTCTTACTACTGAACTATAAGACATCATACCTATATTACTTCCTACATACAATGAACTATCTACTCCTAATGCCGGGTATTGAGGAATATCACCTTTTTTCAACCCTGAAAGAATATCTGCTGTTTGATAAACAGTATCTTTGTATGATAATGTTTTAAGGTCATCATCTTCAAATGTTATCTTTCTATCTATATCAATTCCATAAATTTTTTCACCAATCATATTATCTATGAATGTTGTAACAGGAGATGCCATAAATTTTTCTTTATAAACAGTAACCTGCTTACCTTCATCCATATCCCATGCACTTTCAAGTAAATCATTATTGATAGCTATTTTTGTCCAGTCATTTTCACTATCATTATCTTGTAAAACATTACGGGATATATTTTCAAGGGTTTGTCCATCACCTAATGCGTATGTATATGAAAAACCTTTACCATCATTAAAATCAATTCTTGAAGATCTTAAATATTTTGATGTTTTTGAAACTGTCTGAAGTTTTGTCCTCAAATCTTCAACAAAATCTAATAATTCCCAATATTCAACTGTTTCAAGTTTTTCGGCATTCGTTTTAAATTGCTGGACTGCCACATCAGCTTCCTTTAATAACCGTTTGTGTTCATTTAAAACACTTGATTCAACAGTATCTATATTCCCGGAAAAGAATGAAATAATTTTCGGGAACCCATTTTTAAAAAACAATGATGTATCTTGAACGAATCTTGACAAATTGTATTTTGTAAGTTCTTCAAACCTAAGCATACTATATACTATTGAGTTCATAATACTCCTATCTTTGTTAGACCTTCATTAACAACCGCTTCTAATCCATTTAAAGCACCTACTAAATCTTTAGTTGCTCTGTTTATATTGGCGAGAGATAATTGTTTTCTCATTGATTTTTCATAAGCTTCCGATCCACCTGGATAAACATCTGCTGCATAGGCCAATGATTTAAAATTTAAACTGTAATTCCAAAACATATTATTTTCTACACTTTGAGAAAATTGCATGTCAGTACATTCTACTAAATAATGATTCCCAGAAACGTAATTATGCAAAAACAACAAAGTTTCAGGATCCTTTTGGCTATTTATGACCATATTTTCAAGAATCTTTGTTACCCCGAACCCTGTATGAACTTCTCCAAACTGTTTTTTAGTCCCGGTTTTGTTTAAATTAATGCCAAATTGAAATGCCGATCCCATATTCTCTTTACCGTGAGAAAATAAAATCCTTATTTTTTTCCCAAATGTTCCACCCATTGTTATTATTGTTGGCGCAAACGTTCTATTAGTTATAGAAACAATTGAATTATTTGTTTTTTTTATATTTACTAATGATGTTCTTGATTCATTTATTGAAGTAGGTGTTACAGGAAATATTAATTGTTCATGCAAGGTTCCTGATCTATTCATTCTTTCCAGGGTAACTAAATAAAATTCAAATTCATCTGGAAACATCGTTGTTAAATAAGCCCGTAAAGAATTTTGTCCAAATTCTTTACCAATTCTATTTATGTCAAGTCCTAATGATGTTAAACTTCCAAAATCCATTTTATTTACTATATTTAAAATACAAATTTAATAAATTAAAGTCAAGTTTTTACATAATTAATCAAGATTCGATTTTTGTGATAATATTGTATTTAGTTTTGCTTTTATTGCAATAAATTTCGCCAAATTTATAGGAGGAGAACTTGGAGTAGTTGGTGTCGAACATGTAACTGTTAATTCAACTAATGCATCACATAAATCACTTAAAATATCATTTACCAATGTATTGCCCAAAACCATTGGTTCACTTCCTTCATTATGATTTATCTTATCTGACTTAATCTGAATTTCCCCATCTATAATATTTATTTCATTATCAAACTCATCAATATAAGTTAATCCAATCTCCCTTTCGTATGTTATTGCTACTTTATTTTTTGAATCTTCATCTAAAACAAGTAACTGAATCTTTTTATCAGATACAATTTGAGTTTCTTCCGTTGCATGAATTTGTGATTTACCTTTAACATAAACTTTTAAATTACCTTCTTTATTGGGATCTATTAAATTTATATTTATTTTACCCTTTGATGCCATTACAGAAAAATCCAAAACACCTTCTTTTGATTTTGCGCTTATGTCAATATGATTTCCATCAAATTCTCTCGACATATTCCATTCACCCTCTGCATTCAGATAATATTCATCTTTACCTTTTAAGACTGCAATTATGACAGGTTTATTATATGGTGGAATATTTACCCAAACAACCGGACTTCCATACAAACCTTTTTCTTTAGGGAATTCAATAGATTTTATAACTTCTTTATCTATAGATACATTATAAAAATATCCATAATGAACACCTCCATAAATAGCAACAGAGTGACTTCTATAACAATCTTCAATATATTGTTCTTTATCTATGCTTTCATCATCAGGAATAGCAATATATCCTATTCCTGCCGGTGAATTACCAGATTCAACTCCTATTGGCCTGATTGTTTGGTCTTGAGTAAACATAATTATTTTGTTGTGTTTTTTTGAACTGTTTGATTAAATTGATCTTTACGTACAAAGAAAGTAAATACCTCTTTATTTACAGACCATTTATTTGTTTGTGATGGAGTAACATCTTCTTTTTTTACTTCTTTGTTTTTACTTTTTATTGCATCCAATTCGTTTTCATAATAAATGTCTACCCTTCTATTTTTTAAACGTCCTAATGGATTTTTATTATCGGAAGCTGGTTTCGATTCTCCATCTGTACGAATTCTTAACCTTGTTTCAAGTTCTGTGGTATTATTAACATAATTAACAGATAGCATTGATTCATTTTGTTCCGGAATGCTTAAATTCTTTTCATTATACATTTGAATAATAATACTCCTAATCGTTTTTGCCCTGTTTTCTCCTAATGTTACATTATATTGATCTGTATTGTGTTCATCGGTGTTACCAACTATATCAAATTTATAATTAGGATATTTTCTTAAATAGTCAGCAATTTTTCTGCAATTTTCGAAATTTGAATCTACTATTCTTTTTGTTATTTTCAATTCTTCAGTATCTGAATCAGGGACCGAAGTTTCTAAAAATAATTCACCACTTTTTATGTCAAGTCCACTGTTTGCATCAATATCCTCATAAGTGAAAAAATACTCATCATGGTTGAAATATGCAATATGCCTGTCTATTAATGGCGCATCAGGTGGTTTTACAAATCCTTCATCTTTTTTTGGTGCTTCTTTATATTGTCCCGGACCATAGTTTATTAAATTGAAATAAGAAGGAGTATAATTATCTTCAATTTCAATATCTGCATACTCTTTGATCATCCCATGAGAAACAGTTAATATTGTTATCCTATCAATTATTCCATCTTGAACTGTAAAACTATTTGCAACAGATTCTACATAAAAATATTCATTTGTTGGTTGATACCATATTTTCATACCTCTTTTTATTCTTCTATCGCCTCTTATTGTGATAGTACCCTTTCTTACAAATGGCAAATATGAATGACAATCAACAATAAATTTTAAATCTTGTTCTGCTGCTTTAAGTTGTATATCCCCGGTTTCTTTTATGAAGGTAATATAATTACTTGTAATGCTCAATGGCTTTGATCCCCATAATTCAGCATATTCAGTAAAAAAAACAGCTTGTAAATATTGGAATATTACTTCATTTCCTCCAATATAATTACCATTTGGTTCTAACATATACCAGGAATAAATTTCTTGATTTTCCCATACAAAAGAATCAGAATAAACATCCCTTTCGTATATGTTTAACAGTGGCAATGATAAAAAACTTTGCCTGGTAAATGGAGGTTTTCTAATTACAAAATAATACTGGTCCCCATAAGTATCACCCCAAAATTCAACAAATGGTTGTTGACAAACTTTGCCGAAAAATGAAAACAAACTACCTTGCATAAATGAAATTGTTGCATCGTTTATTTGTCTTTCTTGAACCTCCGGATCTATAACTACTTTTATTGCTTGCCATATTCCAGGTGCTATGTAATCTTCTATTTCAACTTCTTCACTTACGAGACCATCTTCCTTTTCAGTTCCATAAACATTTAAAACGGATGTTGAAATGTCTGTAATTGGCCATAAAAAGTCAACTAATTTTTTGGCTGGTGATTCCCATTTTGCATAATTTAAAGCATTTGCACCATATAAATCATGAATATCCCATTGAACTAATTGACAACATTGATAAGGTTGTAAACTTTCTTTATATACTTTTGGTATAGAAAGTAACCCTTTATTTTTACCAATACCTTTTAAAAAGGAAGTTGTTGAAAAATTTGGATCTAATATTTGAGCAACAGTACCCCATCCTTTAGATGGACGTTGCCCAAACAAACCTATATTATCAGTACCATCAGGTGCTACATTTAAATTTTGTAAATTACTTTCTTGCAAGGAAGTCATAAGTGTTATAACCGCATCCCTTTGAGTAGCATTTAATTTATAGCAAACATCAACTATAATTTGTGCATTTGAAAGTTGTGATGTATTTATAAACTTTAATAATTCATCATATCCTTCTGTTGATTTTGTTTCGAATTTAACAGAATTGTCATATTCAAATTTTTTACTTTTCCCATCTTTTAATGCAAGTCCAAATAAATACGGAGCAGGATCTGCTTTTTGTCCATCCACGGTTACACCTAAATGTAAATGAGGACCCGTTGAACGTCCACCTGTTCCTGATGTATTTCCTGATAAGGCAACAACAGTACCAGCCGTTACGGTTTGACCATGTGTAACCTTAAAACTCTGTAGATGATGATACTCAGTCATAAAACCAGTATCATGTTTTATTTTCAAAATATTACCTTGAGTATTTTCTGGATAAACTTCACATATACCACCATAAGGTGTTTTTATTTCCGTACCCGTAGGAGCATGTAAATCAATACCATTATGCATGCCAACACCTCCCCATTTATCTTTTCTCCATTGGCGAACACCATAAATATCGTTTACCTGGTAAGGTATTGGAAGTATTCTTATACCAAAAACTGTATTTTTATATTTTGATGACATGCTAGTTTTTTTGTTTTTTCTGTTTTACTTTTTCTTTTCGAAATTTAGTTCTTTTATCCCCATAAGGTTCAAATATTTCATCAGGACAAATTTCAATATTTGCTAAAGTTTTTATTAATAAATCAACAACATTTTCTATTGTTCTGGCCGTTGGTAAAAACATTGGCATAATCATACCTGTAACAATAAATCTTCCTGCTGACCCGTTTTCTGTTCTCTTTAAGTTGTTAAATGTATTCATTTTATCACCCCTATTTTCATCAATATTTTTAAAAATACCACCTTTAGCATTTGGATCGGCATATGAATTTGGAAAGAAAAAGGAACCATCATCAAGTATTAATTTCATGCAATCCCTTCCGGTTATAGTTATTGATATGTCATTAGTATTATTTGTGTTTGTTGTAACAGAATCAATCAAACCAATCATATCAAATACTTCATTATTTAAAGCACTTGGATCAACATATAAATCATTAATATATTGGTTGTGCTCAAGTGCCAATCTTTCAAACTTAATGAAAACAATGTCATTTACACTTAATCCTGCAGTCCCAATATCTATTTTTCGTAATGAATTATCTACTGAATAAAATAAATTATCTAACGAATAAGGAGAATCATTTTTAAGTGCTACTTTATTAACACCTAAAACACCAGAAGTATGGATTTCTTCATTATAAACTCTTTCAACGGTGCCATCTTCTTTTATTATTTTATTTTCATTAGTCTTATCTATACTCCAACCACCTGGTATTGACCTTTGACCGGCAATAACATTCTCCCCTATTTGTCCAACATTTCCTACCATTGGAACAAATGGTATGGTTATTTGAAAATTTCCTCCCGTTTCTGTTACGTTTGTTCTTAAATCCTGTATGTAATCTGTTAAATTTAATATTACTCCATATATAGAATTGTTGCTTGTTAATTTCCTTTCAATACTTTTAGACCATATCCATAATGTACATTCAGGATATGATTTTATAGCTTGACTTTTTACATAATCTCTGTTTTCAACAAGATTTTTTTGTGCCATAGACAAAAATGAATCAAAATCTTCTTTCTTAATGAATTTTGATTCTGATGTAATTAAGTCTAGGGTTGTTTTGTCTTTTTGAACCCAAAGAACTGCAGGAGGATAAATGGGAGTATCTTCTTTTATATCAGAAGATGAATTTAAATTTAAATCCTTTTTTTGTTGTTCTGTATATGCTGTAAATAAAGCATCTCTATTTTTTATTTCGGTATTAGGATCTTTTGTTTCAAGAAAATCATTTATGGAAATATCTTTTATTTTTTCACTATCAAACAATGATTTTATTGATGATAATTCAGCGTTTCTATAATATATTTTTGTAAATTTTGCCATAATTATTTTCCAGGAACAGTATTTATAGGAGTTGTTGATTTTATATTTGATAAATCCTTATTCACTAAAGATACGGGTACAGAACCAGTTCCAAAAAGTGCATTAAATTGTTCTTTTAAATTTAAATTAATTGTATTTATGCCTTTTTTTAAATCACCAAAAAATTCTTCAACCCCGGTTGTTTTTTCATATGCATATTTTTCAGCATCAATTTGACTTGCAACGGTTGTTGATGTTAATCCAACACCTCTTATATTATCTAAAATTTCTTTATCACCTCCACCTTTCATTAGTTTTTCTCTCATTGAAGGTGTTAGTCCATTTGGTCCAAAAAATTCTTTAGAAAGGAAATATTCATTTTGTTTATTTCCACCGGCAATATTTTTCAATCCTGCAAGCGTAGAAGCTATGTATTTCGGGTCAGTGCCTTCTTCAATCATTCTACTTAATGCTGCCGGATCATTTGCTAAATTTGGATGTGCATCAATGGCAAATTTCGTTTTAAGAAGCATCATGTTCTTACTACCACCCTCACGCATTGATTGTAAAGTACCTTCAATAAATTCTCCTGCTCTAAAATCTTTACCTTCACCTCCCATTTTTTCAAATGCAGTCATTAATCCAAGTATCTGTTTATTATCAAATTGTTCTTGTCTTGTAACCTGACTTGTCTGTAATCTATACATTAATTGAGATTTCTCATTTAACAAAGTAAAGTCCTCTTTTTTCAAAGAACCGTTTTTTATACTTGTCAAAACATTAATCATTTCTATAATATTCTCAGATGTTGATTTAAGATATTTATCTTGTCTTTCAAATGTAGAAAGATTTGCTATACTGTTAACTCCATAACCTCTTTCTAGGTTCATTACATCCTGGTAATTTTTTGTTCCTCCTGCATATGGATTTCCGGCAGCAAGCAAAAGTTCTTTTCTTTTGTTTATAAATTCTTCATTTGTTGCTCCATATTTTGAATAATCTGTTTCCATAACAGATTTATTAATATCATCCCTTCCTCCTAAAGCCCTGTATGATATTAAATTTGAAATTTCTTTATCCCTGGCATTAGCTGAATTTGTAATTCCAGTACCAGCAGCGATAATGGCAGCAGCAGCAATTCCCCAAGGACCAGCTTTTGATAACAATCCCATACCAGCACCCATTATAGAACTTTGGCTACCAGATGCAACGCTTCCAACTAATTCACCACCTTCTGTGACAACATCGGCCATCCCATTTCCACCACCCCTTCTTTGAATATCTCTATTTGTTTTCCCAAGTTCTTTATTTAATCTTCTTAATTCATCATCAGAAGTAGCATCTAATCTTTTTGCCATTAAATCAGAACGTTTATCAAATAAAGCTCTTAATATCCCCTTTGCTCCACCTCCGCCTTCTGTTTCTGTGTTATCTCTTTGTAATGCTTCTGTTTGATCTTGAGAGTTTTTATCTTGTCTATCTATTAATTCTTGAATTAATTGATTTGTTTTCTGTGCTTCGGTGAGCTTTTCATCTCTTTCTTCAGCATATAATTCAGCTTGTGTTCTATGAAATTGTTTTTTAGTTTCTTCATAATCTTTATCAGAAAGAATACCTGCTTTATTTTCATGTGTTGATTCCTTAAATTCAGCAATATTTTCACTTCGTAATTCAGAAAATTCTCTTTTTATCTGTCTTTCTTTTTGTTCCTGTTGTTGCCTATATAGTAATATTTGATTTTGAACATCTACATTTTGATTTGCTGGTAAATTTTTAGGCCCTCCTATAACGTTAGTTTGATTAACCGTACTAACCTTACTGTTAACACGGTCAACATTTGTCTCAACTTCTCTTAATGTATTATTTACATTATTAGCATTTGCGCTAATGTCAATTCTTACTTCCTTGGCCATTACTTTTTATCATTAAATTGATTTAAATCCAAATTTTCATATTCATAATCCATCTCCTTTTTAGACATCTTTATTCCACTAGATTCTATTCCTGCTTCTGTTTCTTCTTTTTCTTTTAAACTATCCTTATATTCCTGTATCATATCTTCTTCATACAAATCTGCAACCATTAAAATAAAATTGGTAGCCCTATGCTCAGGACTACCAAAAGGAATATTGTATTTTTTACGATAAAAATAATCAAATGGGTATAATTCACTCCAATGAAGCACAAATTCTTTTAACTCATCCTTTAAATTTTTTTTTTTATGTTATTCATCATCTTTGCCAAACTTTCTTAGTTCATCATTAATTTCTTTAAACCAAGGGAAAAAATGTTTTTTGTAAGCATTAACATATTTTTTAGCAATAAATGGGTCCATTTCCATAAATGTTTTCACATTTAATTCATCCTTTAATTCAGGAATTAATATTGAGAATACAGAAAAGGCATCCACCAAATCTAAAGCATCAGTAGCTGTTTTTGTGCCCATATTTACGAAATCACCATATTGACCATTTGTTAAAGCAGATTTTAAAGACTCAATGTCTAATATTTGCCCAACACTAGGAAAATTAACAATATAATCTTTGCCCGAAATTGGAATTTTCTTTGACTTTTCCATCAATTATAAATTTTAATTAATTATTAAAAAACTTTTCTTATAATGCAAAAATGATAGGAGTTTTGTAATCAAAATCAGCATCTTTTCCTGATATTTGACCTTCCTGAATATCAAATCCCTCTCTTGTTAAATGACATCCTTTAACGGATGCAAACATTTCTAATTTTGAGGGGATAATTCCCGTATTAGGATCTGGAGCAGAAGCACGAGCTTTTCTCATAATATCAACTTGTATTCCTTCTTCTTGAAGTAGAACCGTATCCACAAATTCATCAATTGTATTAACGGTTCTCACAATTGCCTTTGGCAACTGAGATTTATCAAATGTGATATTATAAAATCCGCATGATAAAGTTCCTGACCATTCAAGTGCAGGTAATTCATCCGGTGTCAATGCACCTAGGCCAGATACCCTACCCCTACGAATAGTTTCTTGTATCCTGATTGATTTCATCTTGCCTACTGCCACGCCTTGTACCTTGATAATTGCCAATGGAGCCGTAATTACTTTAGTTTCCATATTATTATGTTTTGTATTATTATTAATTTAATTAAGCTGACAAATTTGCATCCAGCATAAAACCAGTTATGAAAATTTTGTTTAACGGACTATTTGCAACAAAATTGTAAGTACAATTGTAATAATCCTGAACCTGAACAACAGAAACATTACTAAATCTTATAATGTAATTATCATTTATTTTAGTTGCGGTCCTTTGTGTTAAATAACCTTCAATAAATGCTTTTACGTCAGCAGGAGAAGCTGTATTTAAATTTTGACCTACAAATATAGGTCTCATATTTAATACCAACTCTTTATTTAATTGTTCTGCAATTCGCATGATTGAAATTTCATTAGAAGTTGCATCAGGATTGATCATTTGTGTATTCTTCTGAATAGTATTTATTGCCTGGTTAATGACATAACCTATATTTTGAACATACCTGTTATGTAATACACCGGCTTGTAATGCAGTTACTCTTTGTTCGGGAGTTAATACATGTCTCCATTTTTTAATACGAAGTGATTTAAATGTTCCTGAAGTTTGAGGTGCTAAACCAGCCAATCTTCCACAAACACATGCTGCATGATATAATGAAGATTTTAATTTTTCTTCAGCTGTAAAATTAACATCTTCTCTGTGTCCTGAATGGCATGTTATCGCATATGCCGAATTGAAATACTGAGCAATATCTATAGAACCATTTGTGCCCGTCCATGCATTCTCATCGTCTCCACCACCAACAAACATAAACTTTTTAAATTCTGCTTGTTGAGTAATATGATATAACAATTTGGTGTTATTTGCACCCTTGGCTAAAATTCCTGAATTTAAACTTAAAACAAAAGTATAATCAACTTCACCAATCTTTGCTAATACTTCATCAAAATCAGTTGAACCATAAACAGTAGTTCCACCGGTTGCTAATTTTAAGGTATTGTTTGCGGTATAATCACCGGCAACTAAAGCACCTGTTCCAACAACTGTTGTTGAAGCATTTTTCTTGAATCTTGCATTAAATGAAGTATCTGTATTTATCCAGGTAATTAAATCATTTAAATTATTAAATTCAGGTGATTTTGCAATAATTATAGGTTCGCAACTTAAAATATCTAATCCATCATAAGGATCTCCATCGGCATCCAATCCTTTAAATGTACCTTCATAAAATTCAATAAAATATTTTGTATTGTCAATTACTCCGGATTTCATTAAAGAACCCCATCCAGTTCTTACTTTTGTGTCTGCTGCAACTGATGAACTTATTGATTCATCATCATCTGCTGTTTTACCTTCAAGTCCTTCGTTTTTCATATCAATCACCAAGGTACCACCATTTGCGCCTGCGGTAAAATCATATGTAATTGTTGAAGGGGTGGTTGTTGCAGCTCTTATTAATGAAACTTGAGGAGCACCTGCAACCCCATTTTCAGGAATAAATAAATATTCTGCCAAATCCCATAATTTGCCTCCTCTTACGAAATTTCTAAAATCAATTAATGAAGTAAAATTATAAACCGAATTTAGGCCAGAAGCCAAATCCCCATTTATACCTGAACCACCACCAAAATCAACACCAGATCCATCATCAATAATTAAAACATTGCCTGTAGAAAAAGGCACCGGATTAATATTAACATTAGCTTTTGTTTGTGCATATACACCTGGTTCAACTATGTTTTTACCATTAAAGTTAACTACTGTACTCATTGTTATGTTTTTTTAGTTTGTGATTTTTTTACTAATTTAACTTTTTCAGTAGTCTTTGCAGGCTCAATAGTATTTTCTTTAATTTTTGTATTTTCAATTTTCGTTTCAACAGGCACACTTGAAATTATGTTTGGAGAATTAAATGTAAAATCTTTTTTTAATATTTCATTCCATTCTCCAAAAGATCTGTCTTGCCCTTTGTACATTCTACAAGCTGCAAAAGCATCTCTTTGTGTAAACCCATTTCTTTGAGTAAATTGTTCTATATTCATAATAGTTACAAATTTAATTAAATTATTTTAATTTTCTTTATAATAATTTCAAAGTAATAGAATTATATATTATAATGTATTACTACCTTGAATTGTTTCATTTATTGTATAAGATGCATTGAACGATTTAATTATTTGTTCTTCTTGAAATGCCGGAATGCCTTCTTCATACATAAAGTTTATTCCAACACCCCTTACAAAAACATTTACAGGAACAATATCACTATTCATTTGTAAATCCTGACCAGATAATTTAGGGTTTCTGATACCACTCAATTCCATGTGATCAAAAATAGATATTAGCATAGCTTTTAACAAATGATATATCAATAATACTTCTAATGAATTATCGCTTGTTATTATTATATTGTATTGAACTCCAAAAGCTCTTGTGTATATTTTATGAAATGTCGTTTTGTCTGTACTTAAAATATTATCATCATAACCTTCATCAACTCCTATACCATCACTGTCATTTGCCTCTTGTGGCATTGTTATATGTATGGTAGGTAAAGCTGCCCTTTGTGCATCAAATAACATCCTTACTTCTATTTTCCTTGGATGATTATATTCACGTAAAAAAATATCTTTTGCCTGTTCGAAGAAATTAAACTTTTTATATTGATTGTCTCCAAGTATATAATATAATAATGTATCTTTTTCTTCAACATGGTCATTAAAATCGGTCTCGATTACCTTCAAAACTGTTTCAACCAAATTTGCGATTATTATTTCGGGAATCATTATCATATTAAAATCCTAAATTTATTAAAAATTCATCTTCTGTTTTTTTTGTAATATCATCCACATTTGTATTTGCTAATGCCTTTTGTGCAAAATTTCTGGCAGCAATACCTCTATGTATCCAAGACATAGGTGATGAATTGTCAGAAATTCTCCTAAATGTTGCATATGTGCTCTGTTTCCTATTTTCATAATCTTTCTCGTTTCTAACCATTCCTTCATAAATAGAATTTTGATGTGTATATTCAGGATAAGTTTTCATGGTTTTCAAATCCGAAAATGCAGCCCTTGTTTTGGGAATTTGGTATTGTTCTGGGATAGAACCAAATTTCAAATTTTCCCCACTTGTTTTATTCCCTTGAGCTGTAGTCTTAGTTGGTAATAAATTTTTAACAATTTGATTTATCTCTTTTGGCATTACATTTGCAAAAACCTCAGATTCGCCTATTGAACCAGCAGTTGCATGCCTAAATGGGATAGTCATAAATCTAACACCTTTACTTGTAGTTTTTACTTTTGGAGAATTTAACATTTTTTCTTTCATGTCAAACGCACCTGCACCTTCTTCTATCATAAGTGCTAAGTCTCCAGTTAATATAATAAACTTATGTGTTGAATTTACTATACCTATTCTTAATCCTTCTCCTTCTTTTAATCCATTTATATATGCTTTCCTAGTAGAACTTAAACCATGCATTGCTGCAACTCTCCAATTATTAAATATCCTATCAGTTATAGCACTAACAAGTACACTTCCCAATGAATCAACCTGAGATTGTAATAAACCAAATTCACTTTGTAATTCAGTTAAATCTATTGATATGGGAACTAAGTTACTCATAGGTTATTATTAAGACATTTACATTTGTCACATTCATCTTCAACACACAATTTTTGATAGGAATTATCCAATATCAAATTACCTTCAAAGTTTTGTCTATCTAAAACATAATGTGCCCTTCTTCCCTGGGCTGAAATTGGCATTTGTGTTATTTGATTGCCAAATGATTCTGCTGTTGGAGAAACTATAACATCTCTCATTATATCAACAACATGATATTGGGGTGCATGAATGTATCTCAATGATATGGTCATATCATCATACATTGGCTGTCCCTGTTTTATAAATTTAGTATCTAGTATTATTTTTGAATCAATTACTGTATAGTCTACTGTTTTATTAAGGTGAATGAGTTTTTCTTTCGGATCCTTAAATAAAAATACAGTAGAAACACATTTAGGGTCATAATCTAAAAAAGCAAACAAAACACCTTCATACATTCTTAAAGTTGCATTTTGGGTATGAATAGATTCACCATCCAATACGGTTATTCTATCCATAAATGCAAGCTTATCAATATCTCTTACTGTTATATTTACATTGCCAATATTTATTTCTGACCAATCTTTAAATTTAGTTGTCAGGTTTTGTGATCTTAATACGGCCTTGGTTTGAATTGGATTTATAAAAATCCATCCTGTACCTCCGCAATTTTTACAATTGCTTAAATTATCGCCTCCCGTACTTTTACATGGACATTTTAACGCTTTTTCAATAATTACATTATATCCATGTTTCCAAATTGTTTCATCAAAATCATTTTTTTCAAAATAAGTTTGAGGAGCATTTGAACCGCTTGGAGCTTGTTGTAATTTTATAATGCTAGTCATAATTTATTAAAAACAACTTACAGTAAAACCTTTGTAATAATTGTATAATTTTTCTTTCATTCCACCTTTGCCTCCATCACCATTCATTAATTGAAGGTAGCCTTTTATCCTATTGCCATAACCTAAACTATGTGCAGAATTTGATTGACTTAATCCGTCAATACCTATAGATTGACTTGCAATACCTGGTTTTCCAAGTATGATGTCTCCCATAAGATAAAAAATGTTAATTGCAGCTAACATACCAATGAAATTATATAAATCGGGAGGTACACTACAAAATCCTGTTACATATTCAACAAGCCAATAATTAGGAACCATTTGTGAAAATGTTAATGCAATATGGGGAGTAATACCGGTAAACACTACCATGTGATTTGTAGGAGAATTCGTAGAAGGCACAAGATAAATATGCCTGTGATATAGTTCACCATCACTTGTCGTCCTAACACTTAACCATTCTTTTGGATAAGATATTTGTTTTGTTTCACCTATGTATCCATCCATTTTTGATGCAGAAACTACAGGATAAGTTGTTCTTAAATACCCAAAGGCATACCAATCATTTCTATAGAAATCTTTTTTCTCTCTTATGATTTGCCTTTGGATTTTAATGTTTAACCATTTTTCAACTTCTTCCTGGGAGGACCTGATAAAGTTTTTAATAACACTTTGAGAAATAACATTTCCTGATGTATCTACCATCTTTATTCCGAAGAAATACATCTCAATTAATTCTTTTGGACTCATAACAAGTCCATCATTTTTAATGAATTTAGTAGTAAATGTTAAATTTCCCATTGTTATTATTCTTTTATTTTAGACAAAAGATAAGTTATTAAATCATCTTTCTTTTTAATGCCTTTCCATTCTGATTCAGGAAGTACCGATTCTTTGGCTAAATCTTTCAATTCACCCATTTTCATTTCTGCAAGTTCTTCAGCAAATGTTTTATCTTTACCGGTACCAGTTTCTGCATTTGGGTCTTTTGTTGCATCACCGGGATTAGTATCTGTTTCGTTTGTAGTTTCAGCAGAATTATCGTTTAACACTTTTGAAAGTTCAGAGACTTCTTCTGTTGTCATGTTTTCCGTATTAAATACAGCCTTTCCTTTTGATTTGTCATCTACAGGTTTTAATGGTAATTCTACAATTTTACTTATAGAATCATCTTTTAGGGTAATAGTTTCAAATTCTTTCTCGGTAACTTCCGATTTAAGATCTCCATCAAATTTAATGGTAACACCATTAATTGTTACTATTTGATTTCTTCTGTGTTGTTTTGTAGTTACAATTTTCATTTTTGATAAGTTTAAGTTTAAATTATTAAAATATAAAGATAATAAAAAAGTCCATAAGCTAGTTATGGACTTTCGCCATTTTATTGGAATTTAAATTTTAGGTTAAATCACGTCCAACATTGATATAACGAACCATTTTTCTTGGTGCTTTCAATACTGGAGTTCCATAACATAAAATCATGAAACGGGTAGCAGGGCTTAATACTGCAAGGTCCATCTTCATCAGAGGAGCTAATTGTTTAAATTTATAAACTTCATCATCTGATTGAATTAATATGGCCTGGCTGCAATTTGCCAAGAAGCGGTTTCTATCACCTATAAGACCAGCAGTACCACCATCATATCCAGTTGCTAATTGAGCTGTTGATACTTCAAAAATAGGATAAAGAGGAGTAGTTGCTAAAGTAGTTGCAGGGTTTATCAAAGAACGGTAAATAACATAACCTGTTGCAGGATATGTACCACCACCAGCAGTAAATTGTAAATCAACTCTATCACCATCGGCAACAGTTACTAATGCACCACCATTCATAGCGGTTAATTGAGATTCACCAAATCTATTTTTAGCTGCAACGGCATAAAAATAATCACCAGCTTGAGCACCGGTAAATAAAGATAATGGATCAGCAGGGCTGGTAGTAGCAACATGTACTACCTGTGCAGGAGCTTGAGCATGAATTGCAGGATCGGTAGTTTTTCTAGGAGGGTTAGTTCCAAGGAAAATATCATATCCAAGGTCTATTTCTCCGTATTGAGACTGAAACTTTTGAACTCTCTGACCCATGATACCGGCTGTCAAAGCTGGGGTATTAGGTTGAATTAATTTTGATTCATGAAATGCTTTTACAAAATCAGATAAAACGACAGGAGGAGCCATTAACAAATCTGCATGGCCGTAGTTTGAAATAATATTCAAAGCACCATCTTCAATATTAGCTTCACGTAATGATTTACCACGTAAATCAATTACACTATTCGATGCCATATATTCAGTAAGGGTACTGAATGAATTTCTCTGTTGAGCATAAAGTCCGTTAAATTCCTGGGTAACAATTGCAGAATCTCCAAATGCCAATGCACGGTCAGCTTTTCTTAACAAAAACAAAGTTTTGTTTTTTACTTCCTGTTGGATCAGGGATCCAATATTGGTTTTCACCAATTGCATAGGATGGGATACTATACCAGTTACTCCTAAAAATTTAACAATTTCTGCCCTACGAATATAAGTTGAATCTTCTTCATTAGGTAATTCACCTTCATTGGTAAAAGCACCGGCTTCTGAACCATAAGATGATAACTGATTGAATTCTTCAACTGTATTGTAAGCAGGTTCTTTTGGTATTCTTTTCCAGAATTGAATATCAGATTCTTTATAGGTGATAACCGCTAAGGTATTTTCCAGCGATTCTACCTTTAAAGGTGCACCTGATGCAGTGGTTAAATTAGCGGTATCTCTACCTGTAATAGAACCAGCTTCCAATGCTTTGGATAATTCTGAAAGTTGTTCTGGTGTTACATTTGCATTATCAAATAAAGCTTGTCCGTCATAATTGCCATTTCCGTAGTCTCCAAGACTAACGCCTAAGTTGTTTAAAAGCATTTAAATTTATTTTATTCCCGATTAAAAAAGTACGATTATTAAAGTACGAATAAAATATTATTTTGTAATTAAAATATTATTGTTTACATATAAATCAGTAACAACTGCTTTAGAGAGAGTACCTGCTGCCTCAAATTCCTGGATGGCATCACAGTATAATTTATTTGCTTCTCCTTTTTGAATTCCCGATTTAGAAAGTAATACATTACTTATTTGTTGTTTGTTTTCTGAAATAGAAAGTTTTGTTTTGCCATCATTGTTTTTATCTTCAGCACCTCCAAAAGATTTTTCAATTACATTTACAGTACCCATTGATTTTCTTCCGGTACTTTGATTTTCTATGGCAGAAACTCTTTTATCAATAGATTCTACAAATGATTTCATTAAAGAAGATATTTCAGATAATCCCTTGTTCATATCATTACTGACAGCACCTATTTCATCTTTGAAACTTTTTTCAAGTTTTTCGAATTTTTCTTTTTTCTTTTTTTCGGATTTATCCTTATCAGAATCATCATCTTTATTTTTATCATCCTTATCCTTGTCATCAGATTTTTTCATGGTGTTTTTTTCAATTTCATCATCTTTCTTATCCTTATCTTTGTCCTTGTCATCTTCATCATTGTCTTTTCCTTTACTCAAAGCTTCAGCTTCCTGAGCCTTTTTAAAGTCATCGGCTTCCTTAGCTTTTTTTGCTTCTTCAGCAGCAATTTCTTCCGGTGTTTTTTCTGTATTTTCGCCTTTTTGTAATATCGTAGGATCTACTTCAACGCCAATGCTGGTTAACGCTTTTACAAGTTCATCCAAATTAACTTTTTTATTATTAGTTTCCATACTTTTAAAATTTATAGAATTTATAACTTTTTTTGTTAGTTCAAAGTCATTTGTCGCTTTTAATATTTCGTCAAAAAACATTGACTTATTAATAGAGACAAATTTAGGTATTTTTTCTTTATCTTTCTTATTTTTTTTATCAGAATTTTGCAAATCAGTCAATTTCCCATCTAAATCTTCTTTAATTAAAGCTCTTGTATCGCTTGTATCTGCTGCCTTTGATAAAATTGTTATCTTATAGTCAGCATCAACCATAACTCTGTCTCCATTTGGCTTTGTTATATCAATAATGGTTTGTTTACCACCATTTGCACTTACTTCTGGTTCATCTTCTATTTCCATTTCAGAGAAATTACCTTTCATAATATCAACTATTGTTGATGCATTCTTTGGGGTAGGAGTAACTGCAACACCTGTTATTTTAGCCTTTTTAATGAATCTGTATAAAGGATGATTTTTATCTTCAGAACCTCTTTCTGTTGCTTTACCTTCAATTGAAAAACCCAATCTTCTTTTACTTCCTGATTTTTCAAGAGTTTCAGCTAATTCATAAACTTCATTAGCAAGCTTTGAATCATACAATAAACCTTCAATATATAATTCATTCTTTCTTACCTCAGCAAGTGTAGGTTCTCCAATCACTGCCGTTGGTTTATCCTTATAGGAATGATGCCAGTTTATAAACCCATTTTTCTTAAAATAACTCAAATCAAAACCGGAAGGATTAAGTGTTTCTTCATCACTATCCTCATCATTGGTGCTTGCAACACCTTTTATTTTCATCACCTTTTTGCCTTGTTTATCTTCTCCTTTTTCTATTTCACAAGGAACAAAAAATTTAAATTCGTTTTTATCTTTAATCATTTCATTTAAAGTATTAATTATTACCTTCAAACTATTTTATTTAATTTAATCTAATTGGAGTTTTAATTGACTTGGAAATATATCATCATTGCCAAATGCTTTTAAAAACTCCTTATTTTCTTTGAAAAATTGTTCAATTAAGGGTTTTACTTTTTCATATTTTTCTTTACTTACATAATTATCATTATCAAAATATTCAGTATCATTATTCACTTCCACTGCATGATATTGTTCCATTGCTCTTGCAAAGCATTCACATGTTCTATTCCAATAATCAGAAGAAGATTTTTTATTCATTCCCTTTTTAAATGTATTTGCTATTTCATTAGCAATAGATCCTTGCTTATCACTTGCATAATGATTGCCTGTATTTTTGCCAATCCAATAATCCATAAAATGACCATATTCATGACCTAATACAAAGCCAAATTGCTTATTACCTCCCACATTAGTAACCCCTATTGCATTATAGAATGGATGAAACAAACCAAAATATTTGCTTGCATGCATTAATTTTTCACCCGAATGAGAAATTTTTAAACCAAATTCTTTATTCATTTCTACATTTTTACCAAATACTTTCGAAATACTATCTAATGCATTCTTTATTGTTTTAATTTCTGATTCTTTTATTTCATCCCCATTTTGTCTTTTTACTTTAACTCCATATTCATTGTACAAATCATCTTTTGTTCCAGAATCCCCATAACTTGTTTTGGCACCTTTTGTGTAAACAGAATCTAAATATTCCTGATGAAGTTGCATATCAATTGATTTTTGAGACCTATCCTTACTCATTTTATTATATATATCCCAAACTTCCCTATTGCCAAGTTTCATTCCATCTTTTTGTTTTAACATTTCAATCATATGCATTTGATCATATGTCATTCTATTGTCTGCTAATATCTTCAATCTCTTTAAAGAAGGTTTATGTTCTTCATAATATTTTAAATTCCTAGTCAAATATTCAAGTGTATTTCTCCGTTTTTCTTCATCCTGAATGCTTCCTATTTCTTCAATTGATTTAATTGTTAGTTGTTTTTTCTTTTCATATTCATCTAATTGTTCTTTTTTATATTCAACCTTTGATTTTAATTGATAGTAATTTTGTGTTGCTGTATAGCAATCAAGTGACATTATAGCAAAATTACCATATTTATTCACAGCCTCAATTGAAGATATTAAAGAAGTTCTTGCTGGTTCAAATCCATCTAATGCAACTAAATATTTATCTTCATCTAATTTAACAGCAGACAAAGTATAACCATTTCTTCTAAATCTATCTAAATTTATTTCAGGTATAAAATATGGTTTTGGAGATGTTAAAATATTCTTTTCTTTTGGAATAATAATGTCCAATGCAGGAATATCGGTATAATCTTTTGTTTTTATAACCAATGGTTCCCTTTGAACAGTATTTGATGGTGAAGTAATGATTATATCTTCTCCATTTTTAGGGACATAATTTTCTTTTTCTACAATTTGAAATCCCTGTTCTTTTGCTTCTTCTTCCTCTTTTTGGATTTCTAAACTTTCGGGTTCTACTTTATGTTTTTTTAATGCTTCGGAAATTTTACGTTTTGTTTCTTCTGACATTGCCTGACGTTTTTTACCATAAACTTCTTTTAAATCAGGATAAAAATCTAAGTTATTATCAGATATTTCTTTGCCTTCTTCTATTGCTAGTTTTACCGCTTCTTTATGTTTTTGTTTTAATATTTCAGCAAAATCACCATCATATGAATATTCATCAACTCCATTCATAATTAAATAATCAAACAAATAATATTGATAAATATTTTCAATAGGTTTAATCCCAAAAAGTTTCTTTTCGGTTTTTGCTCTGTTTTCAGGTTGCGAATTATTAACCAAATCACTTATTTTTGCATCATCAGTTTCTGGTTTTACTTCCATCACCTTTTCATCAACACCTGTTAACTTTGTTCCATTATCTAATGTAACATCATATTTTATACCAGTTTCATCAGAAGTATTAGCTTCAACTTTACCGGTTAAATTTCCTGCTATTGTAACTAATTCACCAACCTCAACAGAAGCGTTTTTAGTATTAATTAATGCTTCTTTTTTATCTTCATCTTCAGTATTTGAAATGATATATCCCATTACCTGATCAACATAACTTAAAGGAAATATCCACCCTTTTAATGCTTTATTCCAATTTCCAACTCCTATTTCTTCTTTAATCTTTCTTAATAAATCGACATTAGCATAAGTATTACCTTTTATAATGATAGCTTTCTCTGAATATCTTTGAATGGCTAAACCTTTTTCATTATCTGAAATAGTGGTACCAATATCAAATTTTACATCCTTTTTTTGATGATCTTTTGTTTCTTCATAGATATAATTAAACCCTCCCTTTCCGTCCGGCTCTTTCCTTATGTATTTATGGGCTTTCTCTATATTGTCATAATCAATAATTCCCGATTCGAGTGCTTTAATGATAATGTCTATGCTTTTAGAAATATCATTTGATTCAAAATTCGCTAAGTCGATTTCTGATGATTTGGTTATGTCGTTTGATTTTTTACCATATACTGATAAAATACTTTTATTTGTTGGATACCATTTCCCGTTTCTATTTTCAAAAGTTAGTTCTGTTTCAAATTCTCCTGTTGCTGGATTTTTCTTAACAGACCATTTTGGTATTGTTACTTCTAAAACATTACCCTTTTCAACACCCCTATATTTAGCCTTATTGTTAGAATATTCCTTTGCTTCTTCTTTATTGCTTGTTAAAAATGATATTGTTGAATCTTGTCCAAAAACACCCTTTTTATTTATATTTTCATATGATTTCGAATCAGTACCATGAAATAGTGTAATAAAACCCTTTCCATTTTCTTCTTCTAATTTTGATATAATATCATTAACTTCTGCCTGTTCTTTAACTTCTTTATCGGAATCATCAACAGGAGTAATCATTCTTTTATGATACCATATATTATTTATCCTATACTGGTCTTTGTAAACTTCTTGAATTATTCCAACATTAGATAAATCTCCTTCTTTTAATCCAACTTCTGCTTTTTTATTTTCAGTTCCCTTTTTGTCCTCCTTTTTAGAAGTATCTTTTGTCTCTTTATCTTTGTTGTCTGTTTTTTCTTCCTCCGGATTATGTTCTGTTTCCCTTCTTTCAAGTTCCTTTTTAGCTGCAATTCTCAATTTTTCATCTTCACCTTTTGCTGCATTTTGAAGATCAGCATCAGAAGTTTCTTTTGCATATTCTTCAATGGTCTTTTTTGGTTTATCTTGAGTATTATCTTCTGTTTTTTTATTATTCTTATCAACTTCCGGTTCATTTATCCCGGAGGATCCATATTTCTGTCCAACCCTTTTTAAACGTCTGTTTTCCGGAGAATCTATATAAATTCCAGTTTTGGCCTTTTCAAATGTTTCTTTATCAATCAACCCTAATTCAAATGCTTTTTCTAACTTTTCATTTATATTATCAGGTAATTTATTATTACTTTCTTCTGTAATAGAATTAACTTTTCTTTCTTGTCTTTCTATTCTGTTTTTTAAATCCCTAATATTTGATTCTATACGACTTAATGAATCAGAATGAGGATTCAACCCTTTTTCCTTATACCTATTTTTTTTCCATGAATCAATTAACCCCCCTAATCTCTCTTCACTTATTGTTAAATTTGGTGATTTTGTTTTTGTTTGCCAGTCAAAAATTTCTTTATCATCATAAACAGAAGCATCGCCCATTGTCCATTTTATTTGATCTTCTCTGTGATCTGCTTCCGATCTTTCAATTTCAGGTTTTGGCATTTTATTTATTTCATCATCAATCTTTTTTACGGTTGCTAATTTATCATTTAAAACTACAAGTTGTAATTTTTGTTTAGATAATGTCTTAACTGCACTAACCAATGAAGAGAATCCTTGTATTTTGTTTCTTTCAGTAATTCCTAATAATATTAATACAGATTCTGAACTAACAACTTTTGTATCTCCGTTAGGCAATTTAACCACAAATTGATGAACTATTCCCTTTCCGGTATCAGAACTTTGCTCAGCTCTTGTCCAATCAGAAACTCTTTTTTCTACCGTTTCACCTTTATGTTCATTCCAATCTTCAATCCATTCATAAGCCCATGTATAAGATAATAATTTAGCACCATTAGGTCCAATAATTGGGCTTTCAAAATTAATTGTTTCAATAGGTCTAAATCTACTACTTGATGAAATTATTTTGCTTGTATCTGTTTTTTTTTCATTTTCCTCATAAATATAATTGAATCCACCCTTACCATCTGGTTCCTTTCTCAAATATTTGTGAGATTTTTCAAATACATCCTTATCTATATAAGAAATAGAAGAAAATTGTTTTCCATCCTTAATTTTTATTCTTTCAACAGGAACCAAGGTATTTACTCTTGCTTTTATGATATTAACTAATTCATCTGGTATCAAACCCTGTGTCTTAGCAAGCGCAATTGTTACTAATGATTTTGTTAATGTATTATCATTAATATCTACATTCTTTGTTACATTTAATTTATTTGCTCTTTTTATTAATTCCTGGGCAGGTAAATTTATCCTATAACATGAAACGGTATCATTTTCATTCTTTAATTCCAAATTAGCAGCCCATCTGTGATGTCCATCTATTAAATAATTGTCATTTGAAATAATATATTTTGTTTTCTTTACCTTCTCATTTTTTTTGTTGGCAAGAAAATAATTAAGTTTATCTTCATTTATTTCACCTTGTGCCGGTTTTAGTTGACTTAATTTCCTTTTAACTTTAGAAACTCCTACTTTCTGATCAAAATGTAAAATAAAATCAGTTATGTTATCAGAATCAACTTGTGGCATTTTATCCCTACTCATCCCGAGGGATTTTTTCATTTTATCTTTATAAGCATATTCACTCTTCCTTTTCTGTAAATCATCTATTCGCTTGTCTATGCATTCTGATAAAGTTTTTACGACATCAATATTTGATTTATAAAGTTCATTTAAATCTTCAAAATGAGAATCTTCAAATGATTTCTTTATTTCATCATCCTCAATAGTATTAATCATATTATCATAATGCCTGTGCAATCTTCTTGTATTGGCATTATATAAGTCAAAATCACTAACTGCTTTATGAAGTTTATCATTATCTATTGATAATACCTTCTTTATTGAGTTTATTATTTTTGTTATCATTTTAAATAGCAAATAGTTCTTTGTATTGTTCTTTGATATTGGTTATTTCTTTTTCGGTCAAATGAGTTGATCTCTTTAACATCCATTCTATTTCAGATGTCGTAGATTTTATAATTGCAATTGCAACTTTGTCATAATAAACCTTATCATTTGTAACCATTTCTTTTAATTTTGGAAATATAGTTTTAGCATTTGCAATAATAGCAGATTCTTTTTCTGGATTTAACCAATTACTATTTCCATTTCTTTTAAAATCTTTAACATTACAAACTGCAATACCATAAGACATTTTAAAATCTACATCCCAATAACATGAAGCACATTGTCCCCAATGATCTGCCATCCTATAAACATTTCCTGTTTTTCTATCTATTAAATATTGTGATGATGATTTTGGTGACTGGGTAAATTCGTATTTACCACTGTTTTTCATTTCATTCCATTTTTTATAAACTGGATCTACCCATGTGTTTGTTTCTTTATTATTTGCATCATCAACATTGTATTCATAAACTGTCTTAAAACTTGCATTTGTACATAACCAATAATCATCTACGCTTACGATGGGTTTTACCTCATTTGCCGACTTGTATTCACTTATTTTATTTGTTTCTGATAGTATTTTTTTAAATGAATCAAAATTATTTTTAAAATATTCATCTTCTGGTGAAATTTCTTTTTTCCCTGCTGCTGTCTCACGTTTTTCCTTTTTCTTTACTTCAATTATTTTATTTATATCTGTTAATTCTGCCCTTAAATCATTAATTTCGTTATAAATTTTACCAGTTAATTCCTTTATATTTTTATCATCTGATAATGCTCTTGCTAATTTTACCCTATCTAATACTTTATTTAAATTTGCATTATTTTCCTTTATCCAATTCTGCTTAAATTCATCTTCAATTTTGTTTTTCTCATTGATTTTTGTAGTTATTTCAGAACTAATAACTTTATGAATACCCGATTCAGCTACTTTTTTTTCTTTATCCTTTACAACTTTAACCCATTCACCATTAGCTATTTTCTTATAGTCAACACCGCCCCAATTTCTTATTTCACCTATAACAGCTTTTGCCTTTTCTAAATCATTATTTACAAACCCTTTTAAGATTGCATCTTCTGATGATTCCTGTTGTTCTGGTTTATTTATATTAACAAAACCTGATAAATTTAGCATAGTATTTATGATATATTACACCCCAAATTTACAAAATATTTTAATACTAACCTTAATCAATCTTTTGAACTAATGAATTTTGAAAAATAAATGTTACTTTTTTGAAAATAAATTTGGTTTTATTAAATATACGTTGTATATTTGCATTGTTATTAAAATATTATTATTAATCATTTAAAAAATACCTGTTATGAAAGCAATTAAAATTAAAACCGCAAAAGGGAATATCGCAGTAATAATTGACAATGAATATACTGTTGTTTTAAAAGAAACTAATTATTTTATTTATCCAAATGTAGCAAATGGAACTCCCTGTGAAGATCAATCAGGCATTCAACCTTTTATTGATTTTTACGAAAAAGGCATCAATGATAAGAAAATCGAAGCCGAAAAATTAGCTGAAGAAGCAAAAATTGCAGAACAAAAAAGAATTGAGGATATAAAATTAAGAATTGAAGGCTGTGAAACCCCGACAGAATTAGCTAATGAATTTGGATTTAAAATAGTTGAAACTGCTGGTCATTGGTCAGACTTATATGAAGGACGGTCAAGTTATGCTATTATGATTAATTCATCAGAAGATAATGAAATTATGGAAATGGCTGTTAGCATGTTAGATATTTGTGGTGAATTTGGAGAATTACGTAATCGTGCCGGAGAACATCATCATACATTTTATTCTTGTTATTCTTTAAAAGAATATCAAAAAGTTCTTAAATTACATTTTGAAGGAGATAAATTCTTTTATCGTTCACAAGAATCAGAACAAGAATCATATTTAGAAAAAATAAAAGAAGCCGAAGATATTGATGATGTAAAAAAACTTATAAAACAATTTGACGAAATAGAAGAAGGATATTATGATTGCAATGGTAATCTTGAAATGAGTTCATCTGACTTGGAAAGTGAAGAATTAACCGGATACAGTTATGATGTTTATTCTTACAATTTTGGATTCAATTTTGAATTTAAATATTCATTCAAAAGAAATGATGACAATGAAGATGATGAATAAATATTTAAAGTAATATATTTTAAAAACCTCTAATTTTATTGGAGGTTTTTTTATAAAATATCAAAACTAATTGCCTTTTTTATTTCTATTTTGTTAGGTTCAAAAGCATATTCAAACTCAACACTTACTCCACCACCTCTAGTCCCTTGAACGCCACTTAATGTTCTGCTACCACCCAAATCATCTAAAAATTCTTCAACCTTTTTGTCATATATCCATTTAGGAATAATATAATCATCTCCATTCTTAGTTATTTGAGATTTAGGGAACCATAAATATTTTGTTATATCTTTTTCAATATCATAATAATCTAAATTGACAGGGAACCCATAAGCTTTATCTGTTTCTTTTGGTTGATGTTTGCTTTTCATGGTTCCGTATTTATTTTGAAGTTCTGATTGTTTTTCTTTTAAGAACTCACTATTTACCGTCACTTTCCCATTTACTTCACTGACTTTACTTTTAGGCATATAAACACTAACTTCTTTATCGTTTATCCCATCATTAATAATTAATGTCATTTTATATGCTTTTCCTGATTCTGATTCTCCTTCAATTTTAAACTTGTCAGAAGAAACTACTTCTTTATTTTTAATGCCTTTTTCTTTAGCTTCTTCAAAAGATTTTTCACCTGCTGGAGTTAATTTTCCACTGTCTTCATTATACCACTTGTTTTTAACCCAAAATTCAACTCCATCTTTTTCTAATAATTTTGCTTTTTGAGTTTCTCTTTTTATTTTTATTGATTCATCTTTTACTCCCGTAAATTCTTTTTTCTTCTTTTCTTTCTTTTCAGGTTTGGTTTCATCTGACTTTGGTTTTTCTTCTGTTTTTTCTTTATCGGAATCAGTTTTTACTTTATTTCCATCAACATCTGTTAATTTAGCAAACTTCTTTAAAAGTTCCTTTTCGCCATGTTCATCAAATTTTATTTTAATCCTTTCTCCATCGTCAGACAATACCGTTCCTTCCCCAAATCTATCATGCTTTACTCTTTTTTCTTTGGATTCGGTTTTGGTTTCTTTTTTTGCAAAGAAATCATCTATTTTACCATTAAATCCTTCAAGTCCGGCAACTACATTCCCATCATGGACATAAACTTTAGCCCCATTAATAGTTTTCCATTCTCCACCGGGAAATTTATCTTCAATATCACTTGAAAAACTTTTTGAAATAGGAATATTTATGAATCCTTTAACAATTATACTTTCATCAGATTCCATTTCTGGCTTATCACTGTTTATAAATCCTCTTAAATTTATCATACGTATGTAACTTTATCACCAATAGTAATTGTTGTTTTTGATTTTCTTTGAACCTTTCTTTCATATGGTTTTGGCTTATTGAAATCCTGTTGTTTTTCATCCCAATCATATTCTGGATTTACGTAGGTGAGCATACATCTACACCAATTATGAGTAGATCCTATTATCGGCTTCCATTCATCGGCCTTTCTTCCAATATTGCTACCATTTTTATATAATTCAGAAAGTTTAAAAACTTTCGGTTCACTTCCAAAGCCATTTGTTAAATATAATTGTATGCATTTTTTACATGCACTATGAAAAACTTTTTTATAAACCAAAGAATCTATCCCATATTGAGATGTTATTTGTGCAGCCCTGCCTTCTTCAAATGCCAATGTCATAACATAGTCAGCAATCCTTCCAAAATCACGTGCCCAATCCCCGGTTCTGGTTCCTAAATTTGATACTAAATTACTTATAGAACCCCTGTTTTGAATTACTTTTAGCGTTTCCTGGGTAATTATCTTTTCATATTTTCTTCTTTGATTTTGATCTGCTTCAATAAGTAATTGTCCTGTTTGAGCATTTATTCTATTTCCAAGTCCTCTTATATCATTTGCAGCCTGTTTTTTTGCTATGTTTACTGCTGTTTTTTCAACTTGGGTTAGTGGCAAATATTGACCTGATTTTAAAAATGATTCAAATTGAGAATATTTCATCCCGGCAGCTTTCTTATTTCCAAGTCCAGAAGATAACATTCCCCATCTAAACATTTCATCAAAAGGTGTATTCTGAATAGATTGAATATTAATTCCTGCTTGTCTTAATATGTTTATTTCAGTATCAGATAGCATCTCAGGACTTACATTTGTTGCAATAAAAATTATATGCTGTAAGTTCACAATATCTATTAGTTGTTCTATCTGATTTTGGGTAAACATTTATTGTTTATTAAATTCAACTATTTTATATGTCAAATTGGCAAATATTTTTTTTAAACAGTCCTTATAACCATCTTTAAACTTCTTTTCAATACTGACATTTATATTAAAAGGAGGTTTATCTTTGTATTCGGGTTTTTTATTTGCAGGTAATGGCATGTTATTCTTTTTTGTCAGATTTTTCTTCTTTTGTTTTCTTTGTTTTATTGTCAAGATCAGCAGCAGCTTTTTTATGCTTAATCTCTTCCCTTTGATGAAAATCATGCTCTTCCGATTTTTTCCCTTTGTTATTCCAGGATTCTTGTTCTCTTTTAGAGTAATGAGTTAACAAAGCATCCTCATGGTCTATTTTAGTAAAGTTTTTATGTTTAGGATGTTCAAAGTTTTCATAAATTGGCTTACCAGACTGTGTATGCCCAATTACCTTTCCACCACGTGACCCTTCTCCACCTTTTTCAAGATTATTATCAGTAAACCCCTTTTTTATAGTATCTTCAATTGGTTCAAACTTTTTGTCTGAATCAGAAATATTCGTAAATCCACTTAAATTTAACATAGTATTTTTATTTTAATTCTTTTTCAAGAAAGTTATTAAATGCTTTTGTGAAAGGGTCAACTTCCCCTTTATTTGTTTGTTGATCATTATTTTCATCAAATCCCTGGAAAGGATTTTCATTATCCATTGCTGCATTGCTTTCCTGATTCCCTTGCATTGCCATTTGTTGTTGTGCTTGCATGTTTTGCATATAATATGGATTCAATATCAAATCATCTTTATCTTCTGGTAAATCAGGTAAATTATGTTTTCTTCTTACTTCTTTTAATGACATAAAGGAAGCAGCTTTCTTAATATCCAAATCTGTAACATTTTTTTCAGATTCCGGATTCATACCTACGAATTTTAACTCAAAATTAGGGTCCAATGGTTTTACCACATATTTATTTAATTTGTGCTCCCAGGTTTTTAAAATAGGTGTAAGTCCACTATCTTTTGAATATTTTAAACGAGCCTCATTATTACCTTCAAACATTGGTTGTGAAGATGAAGATCCATTCATGGGAAATCCTATTTCGCTTGGGTCTATTTTGTAGGTTGCACATGCAAGTTTAATCAAATATTCCTGCCATTTAGAGAATTCCATTTCTCTATTGTTCTTATGGAGGTCTATATATTGCATGCTATCAGATTCTATCACAGGGGTCTTCCAAGAGTTTTGAACCCCTGCAATCATTGACTGCCAAGCCTGTCTAAACTCTTGCATCTTACTTTCACTGATAGAACCTTTAACTGTTAAAATACCCTTTGGTGCTGACCCCTGCGAAAAGAATTTGCCATTATATTGGTCGGAGTAGAGCATCCACGTAACGATATTTATTAAGTTCTCTAATTCGGATATTCCATAACCATTTAATCTTACATCTGTATAATGATTCCTAACACCAAAACATAATTCCCAAGGGTAAAAATCATTTATAGGTTGCATTTGAAATATCTGTACATAAGAAGGGAAATACCCATTTATGGCAATCCTATTTCTATTTTTATATTCATCATCATCATAAGAATCCGCTAATCTCATTGTGGCTGCATCTACGGCAATAAATTCTTCTGGTATCCCTTTTCTGTTTCTAACGACCTCAAATGTTAACTGGTCTAATTCCATCGAATCTCTGGTGGCTTTCCTTAAGAATGAATCAAAAGAATCCCCGTGCCATGAATTTGCATCAGTTCCACAATTAATGATAAAATCAGTTATAAAGCTAATTTTCGCCTTATCTTCCCTGCTTAATGTTTTTGATGTATTATCTGAGAAATAACCAGCCTTTTTCCTTATAATAAAACCTGTTGATTTTTCATCAAAACATGGTTCTGTAAATGCTGCAACTTGTTCAACTCTTTTTGTTATGATGGAATTAATAATAGGTGTTCTACCCATTTTTCTTAATGTATCATAAGACAATGAAGTGGGTTTATCCTTAAATCCAAATTGATGGGTGAACTCCCATGGGTCAAATAAATATGATTTTATATTTGATTCTGGGCGTTTGTCTATATCTTTAAAATGCCGGGCTGCCTCTATAATCTTTTCGGGGTCGTTCGATTGTAAACCTTTTTGTAAAAGAAGATTTTTCTGGATGTCAAGTTTTAATTGCAAATCCTGAATCTCTCCCACATTGTTAGGCAATAGAACGAGA